GTGATACTTGGATTACCTGTTAATCCAGCAGATGTTCCTGTGATATTATCACTTGCAGTAATAAATCCAGCACCATTTGTGAGCTGATTGGTATTCGTAAATGAAGTTGTAATATATCCAGCACCATTTGTCAGTTGATTATTGTTTGACGGTATGGTTGGTGTGTTTGAGAAATTGTTATAGTTTAGATAATATGATGCATCCTGACTGTTTAACTTGATTGCGTTACTTGAATTTACCTGTATCGCATTTCCCATGTATCCATGAGAAGAACACTGATAGTGAAGAATTGTAGGTGTAGAATCTGTAACTTCTAAATCAACATAACCAGAACCTACAGTAACACCTGTCGTATATGCAGTTGCCTTCGCAGCATCAAGATAGAATCGAAACGGATGACCACTATTTGAACTGTCTGACACATCAAAACGATATGTTCTGCCAGGCGTAAGTGTGAGAAATGGTGATTGAACATTATCTAAAACATATCCTAATCCACTACCCTGACCATGATATCTGTGTTGTCCTGATATTTTACTTGCAACCTTAACTGTAATTGTTTTTGTAGTTGAATCAAAAGGTGCAATCAGATGACTATATCCTGAGAATTGTCCAGCAGTGATAATACCTGATGTATTCAGACTATCTTGAGTTCCAATACCTGATGCAGTTCCACCGATAAACTTACCACTTGATGCCTGATACTGTAGAACTTTACCATCAACCTTTGCACTATCTTCATCTACATCATCAAGTTTTAAAAGATTTACTTCACCAGATCCTGGCCCTTGTGCAAGAACACGATTCAGAATATTCTTTAGTTTTCTGATCTCTGATTGAACATCAACATCTGAATTATCAACCTCTTCTTTGACTGTAGTATCTTCAATAAACTTGAGTGCCTTTGTAATTGAATCCTCTTCTTTGATCTCTTCAATAACTGGTTCTTCCTGTTCCTCTTCTAAAGATTCAATATCAAAATCTTCTGGAACTCCGACAACAACCTCTGGAGTTTTTGGAGGTTCTACAACATCCACTAAAACACTATCAAGTTGTTCAATAAATTTTTCTCCTTTTTTCTTTTGTTCCTTAACTTCTACCTCTGCCTTTTTAATTCCACTCGAAACTGTCTTGACTAAAACATCAAGATTGATGTTAGCCTCTTTGAGAAGATTATCAAACTCCTCTTCTTTTTCTTTCTTGGCCTTTCCGAGAAGACTAAAAAATTCTGACAGTTCTGGTGATTTCATTTATCATCTTCTTTTTGTTTTTTAATTAATTTTGATAACTCGGCCGTTGAACCGACAAATAATGCATTGGTCACATTAGTCGGGCCTTTGTTTGGATCTTGTTCAAGATCCTTCATCTTTTGTTGAAGATCAATAAGTTTATCTGTTGTGTCTGCAACTGCTTTAATTGTAGTTGCAGCAACTTCATATGCTCTTGCAGAATCAGACTCTTGTGCTAATTCTAATATACCATTCACAGCTTCTTGTCCTTTCTCGATTAAGGAATATAAATTACCCCTTGAATATTCATAATCTTTATCAGCATCATTCTTATCTGTTTTCTCAAGTTGATTCTTTCGAGGTTCAATATTAGTTTCAACAACCTCAGTATCAACGTTAAGTGCTTCCTCGATAGAATCAAAATTTTTCATAACTCTCCTAGATGTCTATACCTTGAGATGGACTAAACTCTTTACCATCAGTAAAGAATGACGATGTTTCATTAAATCCAAAATCATCACCAAATTCAATCAGTGCATCATCAGCCGTACTGAGAACACCAATTGATGCATTGTGTTCGTGTTTTGCAACAATCGTATTATCATGACCACGGAAGACAGTTATGTTCTGACCACTGATACTTCTAATTTTCATAATTTCACTATCAATAATAATCCTTTGATTTGCAGCTAGATCTGTGGTTGCACTCACTTTAAATTTAGTGACCTTTTCAGATATCGCACCATCAAGAACTGTGGCCTCATCACCATCATAATTTTCTTTTGCAGCTGGTGTTGCACTATACCTGATATTACGTCTTGCAGTTTTAGTGTTTGTGCTAGTGTAGTAATCAACATCAACCTTCTTGATAAGACCTTCTGGATTATCTGCAACAGGGCCGAATAGATAAGTCTTCGCAGTAAATCCTAAAGTATAAACAATAGTTCGACGAGTTTCAAAACTACCCTCATACTGATCACTGTAATTAATACTTTCTAATACAATTGGAACATCTTTCTTTTCACCAATTGAATCTATAAGATTAATCGTGATGTTAAATGATGGTTGAAAATATGGCACAATCTGTTCCAATATTTGTAATGCATCATCACTTAACTTAGCCATGATGCTTAGTTCAAATGAAACATTATATGGAACGGGCATATAAACTTTCTTTGCGGTTGTCCCATTCTTTGCAAGAAATGTTTGTGAGATTCCAGTTTTACGAGTTGGATCATACTGTATTCCTTGCATTTCAAAAGATAATCTTGGAAGAGTTATTGCAATCTCTCTTTCTAAATCTGGTTGTTGTTGTATTCTTGCCAAAAATTTCTGCATTGGCCCATACGCCAACGGAACTTTCATGACACTGAAGTTTGTGCCACTCGCATCCTTGTGTCGAATGTT